AGACTATTGCGATTACTGAACTTAACCGCGCTATGTCTGCCGCCGCAATCGAACGATACAGACAAGCCGAAATAGAGTATATGGAGTGGGCAGTTAGCGATCCTTGCCCTATTTGTGCGCAGAACGCTGGACAAGTAGTGCAAATGGGCGGAACATTTAACTCCGGATCTACTCAACCGCCCGCGCACCCGAACTGCCGATGTGTTTTATTGCCGGTAATTCCGGAATATGACGATAACGGGGTGATAGATGTTGCGCCTAAAACTGCTAAGATTACTACCGAAGATCTTGCTCGATTAGACGCAGCTCTTGAAAACATTGAAATAGAGTGGGTGAATTTATAGTGGCAGACAGTTTTGTTCCACCCGCCGGAGCTGCCGCTGCCGCAAAACGCGCTATCAAATGGATCGAAGAAGGTAAGGCTGGATCCGGATTTACTTCTACGGGTAGAACTCGCGCAGGGCAGATCGCCCGCCGCGAAGCAATAAGTAGAGATACAGTTATGCGCATGGTGTCATTCTTTGCGCGACATGAGCCGGATAAAAAGGCAGAAGGCTTTAGCGCCGGAGAAAAAGGTTATCCTTCTCCCGGTAGAGTTGCGTGGGATGCTTGGGGCGGTGACGCTGGGAGATCTTGGGCAAATAGAACTGCTGAGTCAATTAGAAATAAGGAGAAAGCAACAATGACCGATTTAACTACTTCGTATTTTGCGATTGAAAAGGCGGATCGAAACGCAGACGGAACACTCATGGTGTATGGCAAGGCTACCGATGACTCAGTTGATATAGATCAACAAATTTGTGACGCTTCTTGGCTGGACCGCGCTATGCCTGATTGGTTTAAGACCGGCGGCAACATTCGCGAACAACATAGTTCTATCGCAGCTGGAGTTGCGAAAGAATACGAAGCCAAATCAGACGGGCATTATATTCGAGCGCTGGTCGTAGATCCGATCTCAGTTCGCAAAGTAGAAACCGGCGTTCTCAAAGGCTTCTCTATCGGTATCAAGAACCCACGCGTAGCCCGCGACAACAAGGCTGCCAACGGAAGAATTATTGACGGGCAAATCGTAGAAGTATCGTTAGTGGATCGCCCTGCTAATCCGAACTGCCAATTAGTTCTTGCTAAATCTACCGCGTCAGACTCGACCCTAGTTATGGTAGAAGATCTGATTGAAAAAAAAGAAGAAACAGATTACGAAAGTATCAATGTCGGTGGCGCTGGATCCGAACCCGCAGATAAAGAACTCTACAACCGCGTCAAGGCAGAAGCCAAGGATAAGTTCGATGTTTATCCTTCTGCGGTAGCCAACGCTTGGGTGGTCCGAGAGTATAAAAAGCGCGGCGGCAAGTATAAGAAGAAGACCAAGAAGAGCCTTACTAAGTGCTTAGAGTGCGGTTGCGATCAACCGGAAGTAAGTCATGGCGGCGGTCCAACAGTATTGCCTGACGGCACTATTACTTCCCACATGACTACCGCGAATATTATTTCCCCTACGGAAACACCAAAGTTTGCCCTACAATCAGACAGTAATCTATCGACAGGAGCGGATCCAATGGAGCAGGTTAAAGAAATATTAGATCTTTCCGCCGCCTACAAGAACACAGACCTGCTAAAGTTCGACAAGAAGACATACGACACGGCGCGTACGGCTCTCGCTCAACTTATTGCTATCGAAGCAGAAGAAATGGGCGCTGGATCGAACGAAGAAATGTCGTTACAACATTTACTATCCGCAGTACATCACCTTTTTGCTTGGTACGAAGGTGAAGAAGCAGAAGGAGAGATCATGCAGGAGACAGAAATCGAAATGGCTGCTGGAGCCGATAAGAAAGATATGAAGCCGAAAAAAGGCGAGTCAAAAGATGACTTCATGAAGCGTTGTAAAGAAGTCGGCATGAGCGACAAAGAAGCAATCGAATGCTTCGACAAATACATGGCGGCAGATAAAATGGAAGACGAAGATAAACCGGCTAAGAAGAAAACCGACAAAGAAGATGACGAAAAGAAAACCGGTCATAAGTCGGTAGAGTCCGAAGACGCAGCTCCGGAAGCAGTAGAACCGGATGTCGTAGAAGAAGAAAAAGATAATTCTGATGATGATAAGTCAGCAGATGTAGAAGCCATAATCGAGCAAGTGGTAAAGAGTGCAACCGAGTCTCTACGCAAAGAGATCGCTGACTTAGTGACTGCAACAAAGGCGGCACAAGAGAAAGCATCTACGCTGGAATCCGAGTTGGCTATTGCCAAATCTCTCGCGGTGGCTGGTGGTCCAAAACGAACAGGACATTCAGTTGAGCAATCAACAGATTTACTGGTTAAGGCTGCCAATTACAAAGCGAAAGCAAACGCAACAACCGACCCAACACTAGCCCAAGGCTATAAGCAGCTCGCGCAAGAATTCTTTGCGAAAGCAGCCGAAGCCAACAAGCAGTAAAGACGAAAGGAAACACAAACATGGCGGAAATGCCACGCGCAACCGATCTGTTTGGTGACGCTTCTCCAAGAGAAGCCGCAGAGCGCCACGAAGAATATTTAGGAGAACTTAATAAGTCTCTTGCTAATTCTTCAAGCGTTCCCGGACAAACACCAACACAAGATCCACTTGCTGCTATGGAAGCACTAGCTGCTACCAAATCACTTACCCCTGACGCGCTCGCTGGACTACAGAACGCGCTATCAGCACAAAGAGTTGCTATGCAAGAGATCCAAAAGGATATTACTCTTACTAGCCCACTCTCAACATCCTTCGCAGCCTTCGATCTCGAAGCACCTGCTAAGTTGCTTACTCCACGCCCAACACCACTTCGTAACCGCATTCCGCGTAAGAAGGGCGTTGGTACTTCACACCGCGTCAAGAGAATTCTTGGCTACACCGGTACCGGTACTGGCGGCGTAGGAAATACTTGGCCGGGAATTACTGAGTCAAGCACCGCAACATTTGGATCTATCAACTATGAGCGCGGTCCAAAGATCTCGTACTCAGCAGATGATCTAGTATTGCCATACAACTCATACTCTCTATCAGATAGCGTGTCATTTGACGCTAACTTCTCAGGTTTGGGTTATCAGGATCTCCGTCAGCTATCAAGCACATCCACTCTATACGCAACAATGCTTATGGAAGAAAGAATGATGCTTATGGCACGCGGAACCGCAAGCGGTTACTCAGGCGCTCTCTCAGCTCCTACCTTTACCCTTGCTTCTCCTGTTGCTTCCGGATCTCAGACTGCTCTCGCAGCTACTACTTACTATGTAAATGTCACCGCTGACGCTGGTATTTCCGGCAACGGCTTTGGTGAGTCAATCGTAGGAACAGAAGCAAGCACGGCAGTAGCATCCGGCGATGTTCTTACTATTACAGTAAGCACCGCAGTTGCTGGAGCGCTTGGCTATAACATTTATGTCGGTACCGCAACAGGTAACGCGAATGTGAAGTATCAGGGAACTCTAAAGGGAACTGGAACCTTCACAATTCAAGGCGCTACTGCTACCGGTCTAACTGGAAATAACGCAGCTTTCACTACCACAGGAGCAGCCGCAACCCGCGCAGCAGCAGATACTTCTGCTTACTCAACCGGTTATGACGGAATTCTCCCAACAGTATTGGGCGCAAACTCCGGTTACAACAACTCAATCAACTCTACTTTCAGCACCGCTAATCCGGGCAGCGAGTTCCAAACAGTATTCGCTTCGCTCTATCAGTCAGTTAAGGCTGATCCGGACCTAGTATTGCTAAACGGAAATGATCGTAAGCAGCTCTCTGACGCAATCAAGAGTGGATCTACCGCTAACTATCGCTTGGTCATTAATGATCCGGGCGAAGGCGGAACAACATACGGATCTATTGTTACTGGACTTCAGAACGAAGTTACCGGTAAGGCAGTAGATCTTATGGTTCATCCTTGGCTAAATCAGGGTGTGGCTCCGGTCCTATCCTTTACTCTGCCAATCCCTGATACCGAAGTGTCTGATGTTTGGGCTAACTTCTTAGTTCAGGATTACATGGGTATTCAATGGCCTGTAACTCAGTTCAGTTACGACTTCTCAACTTACTTCCGTGGCACTTTCTTCTGCACCGCTCCTGCTTGGAACGGCGCAGTATCAGGAATTATCAACGCATAAGTAAGGCAATAGGGGGCGCGACACATTTGAACAGTCGCGCCCCTTATTTCAGTTATCGGGGGCATATATGGCACGCATGGTAGCGCCGGATCGCGGCGTTAAAGAAACAGTAATTGGCGGATCGAAATATAATCCGGACAAAGGCGGGATCTACAATGTAGATAACTCGCGGCATGTTAATGCTATGAAAGCAGAAGGTTATTTTGAAGCAGCTCTTAATCCGCACGCTGCTGGAGACGGCACACGCGGCTTTTGTTGCGTAGAATGTGGCTTCAATGGTTGGTTCCGCAAGTGCGGGCGCTGCGGCGTAGAAGCGGTAAGTCCGCCGCCAAGAGACGGGGAGTAAATGGCTACCGGAGTAACAACAAATACTTTCTCGGAGAACTCTTACTTAACTATTGCCGAATACAAGAACGCTCCGACTAGCATTGATTACGATAATCTTGTAGTAGGCGGTAATGCCAATGCCCAAGACGGAGAGCTGAGCCGCGTTATTCTTCGCGCTTCTTCCTATCTTGATGAATACCTTAATCAAAATCTAGTAGCCAATACTCAGACCGAGACTCAACGCACCCGTATTACTCCGCAGGGCTATGTCTCGCTCCACCCGAACCGCAACCCTATTATTTCTTTAAGTTCTTTCGAGTATGGATCCGATCCCAACGGCTTAATCGCTATGTCGGATCCGAGTCAATCTTGGTTCGAAAATCAACAAATCATTATTCCGCTTTCGCAGCTCTCTACGACTTATTCAAGCGCTGGACCGCTTGCCTTCGGTGGAAATCTAGGATCTCGAACTCAGATCTATTGTAAATATACCTATGTCGCGGGCTTCGTCAATACTACGCTGGCTTCTGCCGCGAGCGCAGCCGCAACTTCTCTTACAGTCAATTCCGGAGCAGGAATACTTGCGGGCGCGCAGCTCCGGATCTATGACGGGGCAAATCAAGAGACAGTAACAGTAGCAAGCACCTACACCTACGGATCTACGACAGTTCCGCTAACTGCTGGACTTTCCTATGCTCACGCAGCTGGAGTCGCAATAGGCAATATGCCTAACGCAATCAAAGAAGCAGCAATCTTGATTACTACGGCATTGATTAAAGTGCGCGGCGATAACTCAATGACTATGAACATTACTACGCAACCGAGCGCTAATCTATCTACCGGAACAAGCCGCTATGGATCCGAAATACAATTAGCGCTAGATATGGTAGATAAATACCGCAGGGTCCGATAATGGCAGGGCGCACCGGAGTTCGGCAGCAGCTCTCGGAGTTTATTTCGAACCCGCCGATAGCCACGCTCAATCAAGTATTTACTTCTTTCCCGAAGCGCATTAACTATCAAGTCAATTCGCAGCCCGGTCAGTTATCGCGAGCTGCCGCAGTAGTCTTTATTCAAGCCGAAGATGAGTCACGCATAGCGGTAGGCGGTGCCACGAACGGCTGGAAACGCGTAGATTACACAGTAATTGTTCAAATCTATCAGCACTCGCTGGAGCGCAATAGCGAAAACGCTATGACGGCATTTGATACCCTTGTCGATAATATCAAGGATAGACTACGCAGTGATCACAACTTTGGGGATACTACGGGAACGCTAGTATGGCAGGGAGCCGAACCCCGTATCTCAGCTCGATACGGCGAGCCGGCTACTTCGCAAGAAGGCGCTACGGAAACCTACGCTGAGATAGAATTCGTTGTTACCGAGATGATCCAAGCATAAGGAGCATGATGAAATACCAATATAACGGAACAGAAGAACGCGTGTTCCCAACGCTAGTTT